TATCAAGTAGTTTGGTTCCTATTACTGGAACAGGACTGATAATAAGGGCCAGAAGACACAAAAGTATTACAAAAGGAACCATTGGAATAGTAATCATCCAAAAGATAACATTTAGTTTAAGTTTAGGATTTATTCTCATTTGACTCCGAATGTGTTAAGTGTATGTATTATATGACCAAAACGATTATTTGTCAACCGCTCTTTCATCAGAGATTTGTGCGGCAATTTGTAATACTTTTTGCTTAACCTCTTCATCAGTCAATCCAGTTTGTGTAATAGATAATCCTTGTATTTCAGGGGTCGTCTTTTTTGATCGTTCGACCCCGGCTTCCGAATATGAAATTTCAACACGATAACCTTTGTGTTCGGTAACAACTAAATTGTATTTGTCATATAGATATTGAGTTATATTCATCATCATATAATCACGATCTAGCCCTCCCAATAAATCATTTAGTTCTTTATATCGTTCGTCGGTTTCTATTCTATACTGATGATACTCCCAAAGAATTTCAGTAACAGCATCCTGCATTAATTTGCTAGTGTCGTGGAAGTCTATTTTCATTTATTGACCCTGCAAAATGAACTACGAAACGCCCAAACAGGGTGAGCAGGATTTAAATATTCGTATGCAATCGAATATTCGTTTCCCTGGGCCCATAACCCTATAGTGTGATTCTCACAATCTATCTCAAATGTGTAAAAATTAGTTTGACCATCTATTTTAGTTTTAGCGAATCCTCTAAAACTATACCTATATTTTGTATTTTTATTAAAGGTTATCGTAACACTATCACTAAATGAGATAGATGTTCCGTTTGTAAATGGAGTCCATTTTGTTTTAGTAAAAGTGTCAGTGGCAAATAAAGGCGTGCTAACTAAAAAAGTCAATATAATAGCAATTTTTTTCATTACTTTACTCCAAATGTATTAAGTGCAGGTTGCAATGTGTTAATCAATTCAGTCTCGCGGCTATGAGCAGGACGCTTTCCACGCACAACTTCAACAGTACCAAAAACAAAACGCTCGGCACCACGCTCACGCAATGCACGGCTCAGACCCCAATCTTTGTTTTCAGCGAGGGCACGTTGCATGTGCTTTTGCATACGACGGCGTAGTGTCTTGAAAACATTGCCGTTGAATTCCATAGCAGTCAGACCGATGTAGTACTCAAGTGTTACAGTATCTTGGATAAAGTAGATCACTTGGTTACGATCAGTTCTACGCTTGCGGACGATTTTCGAGTTCATAGATGAATTATACATCAAACCACATTTATTGTCAAATTTTGGGCATTTCGCTAGGACTGTGTCTGTATCTATTCCTAGATAAAGTATCGGTCCTAGCGTCCCTGACCAGTGAAAATGAGTACTTTAGTTAGCCAAATTGTGATACTAAAGTATTCACAAATTCGTCTGTAGAATCCCCCAAATCGTGGTCTTCACAAAACACACTAACATCACCAAACTTTGCAAGCTTCCTACCGGCGGTGTCGTTGTCACAAACGGCTACTACTTTTCTATTCAACATGAACAGGAAGTTTTTCAAGTCTGTACCAGTGTTATTACTGAGGACTGCAAGGGCACTGTAGCCCTTTTCAGTAAGCCTACATGCATCGAACACCCCCTCAGTCAAGAAAACAACATGGGGTGACAAATGTAAACTTTCTACTCCCCAAACACCCAGTGTAGGTTGCTTTCGGTATGTGAAATACTTACCCGATTTTGGATTGTTGTTTGGCTTCTTTTCGCCCTCTGGTCTGTATTGTTGGTAGCCAACAACTTGACCGCTCAAATTGTACAGGAAGAATGTAGCAACACGCTCAACTTCGTCAACCATTGGACGATGCAACTCTAAGTCGAGGTGTCTGTCTTTGAGGTGTTCTGTAACTGTTTTCATGCTCACAGTATAACATTTTGGGCATTTGTTGTCAACCTTTATAATTCAAAACCTGCTCTAATATGAAGTTTTCTTTTTCTGCTACATCTATCTCCCAAGGTAATTTACTCCATTCTTGTACTGTGGGAATCTTTGGTGCATAATATACTTTACTATTCCAAAGAAACGATCCGTCTCTTCTACCAGATAATTTACCAGTATAAGTTTGATTCAAATGAAGTAATTCATGTATCAATGGAACAATAACTTCTTTTACTGATAACCCTTCGTGCAATCTTATTCTATTTTTATAACGCTTATCCAATAAGGTTTCACCGTATATTGATTGTGATAATAATCGAAACTCTACTTCTATAGAATCTGGTATTTCTATAATACTAGAAACTATACGGAAAACATTTTCTACTACTAACTCTCGGTTTCTATCATACTTGTCGCTGGAATATATAAACTTAATCATAGTTATATTTAGCCACAAAAAAAGGGACCTAAGTCCCTTTTTGTAAACGCTCTATTTCGTCAGCGGCTTCTTCTAATAAGTTGGCAATTTTATCAGGTGCACCTTCTTGCACACTTTTTCTATCCTGAATCTGTCTGCGAATCTCAGCACGTTTCCTGAGACGGAATACTAGGCTTTGTTGTGCTACTGGTAAATGTGATTCGTCTTTCATTCTTCAACTCCAAAAAAATGTTCTCTAACAGAGACATAACTATCAACGCCACATTGAACATAGCCATCCCAATGTGTGTCCTTCATCATTTCCTTATCTTCCATTACAGGCTTGTATTCTTCTTCAATTTTCTTTAGGCATTCTTTCACAATCAACTCGGCGAACTTTTCGTAAACTTGTTGACTAAATCCTTTTATATCTTCTACTGCACAATTTTCAATATCAATTGGTTCATTGAAAGCCTCTTGTTGCGCCTGTATATGAAGTTCTCGAATTCGTTTGTTCATGGATGCGGCCCTCTTCCCATGTAATAATCTGCCAATCGTTCCTCTTGCAGTTCCTGCATTTCTGGAATCATCTTTTCCAACACCTTAAGAACCTTTTTCAATCTACCCGGCTTATCACCAAAGGCAAAGATAATGGCTCTACGAATATCTAATTCTTCATAACTTTTCATTCTACCACCTTATATTGTGAAAAAGGATACGTTTCAACCAGCCACTCTAATAGTTCTTCACTGTAGGGCAGTCTGATTGAATCATATTTGTTTGTGATATACATTATCTACCTACTGCAATCAATCGTACACGAAGGTTATTCAAACTTGACTGGATAGTCATAAGTTCTGCCAACGCTTTAGTGTAGTGACCGTTAGGATGTTTATCATGTCCTAATTTACGATCCACACCCAGAGCCATCTTAACACTGGCAATGGCCGTATCAACTGCTTCAATTCGAGCTTCAAGTTTTTCTAAGTCTGTCATATCATCCCCACTTTAACATAAAGAACACAGCGTCCTTTTAGTTTTTAAAACAGAACTCAAAGGGTCCAGTACTCCAGCGTGGATTGTTATACCCGTTGTTTCTGTGTCCAAAACACTTTGAGCACCATGCAGTCATCTCATCCTTTTCTTCCCACCAATCGCCGCCTGAATAATACACAGTGTATTTCTGGGGAGCAAGTTCTTCACGCACTCGCATTTCGAGAGTCCGGGGTCGTTTAGTAAACCAGTTCATAGTATAAAGTCAACCGTTAAAAAGTAGTACTTTATACTACTCTAATTTCAGTGAACCCTTCATCCAGTGTGGGTTCTTCCCAAGAGCCAATCATGCTGGCAATAACATGATCTGGAATTTCTTTGCCGGGACGATTCATCAATCTACGCATATGTTCTTTATGCTCAGGAGTACGAAACACCACAGCAATATGTTCGTAGTCAGGAAGCATATGGAACTTACGAGCACGACTTTTAACAGTGGTACTAGTTTGATCCCAGATGATATCGCGACCCATTTCACGAGCCACAACGACTTCTTCAGCCATTAAGCCAATTGCCTTGGGCATGAAATCTGTAAACACTTCGGAATAGGTGCGTCCTACTTCCTTTGCGTAGATTTCAACCCACTTGTCTGTGCTAACTTTTGCACAGCTTAGGGCCCAGTCTTGTTTGTCAATCCAAGTACTCTTACCTGAACCGGGCACTCCGATCAATTGATAACACTTAGCCATTTTTTCTCCTTAGTGATGACTACGAATCTCACCCTTCAATGCATCCTTGACCATATCGTCAAAGTTGCTAACCACACGACCAGTTGCATCAAATGCAACATCACGGGCACGATACTTTTCCATACCTGTCTTGTTACCATGTACGTGACCATAGAAGTGAACCGCACCTCGGTGCATTTGATCCCATTCTAAAATAGGATAGTGTAACATAATCACAGTGGTGCCATCATGATTGTAACGCAAGTATTGGTGAACTTCTTTAAACTCTCTACGAAAGCTAGGGTCGTTCAACAACTTGCGGTCATGGTTGCCCTCAACCAAAATCTTAGTACCATTCAATCGGCGTAAGACAGCTACTGCATCCTTAGCAGGCAAGAATGCAAAGTCACCGAGAATAAAAACTTCATCCTCAGGCTTCACATCCCTGTTCCACTCTTGTATCATCACTTCATTCATGTGCTTTACGTCAGTAAAGCCGGCCCGTGTTACAGGGCAAAACTTCATAATGTTTGCGTGACCGAAATGAAGATCCGAGGTTATCCATTTTTTCATACTCGTTCCTTCTTTACTCGTCCGATACGTGCTGACTTGTCCCAATCATACTTTACGCCATCTGGACACTTACCGTCTTTCACTGAATCAACCCCAAACATACCACACACTTCAAATCCGTTTCCTTTGATAGAAACAAATTCGTTCAACGACTTGGCATAATCCATTGCTGAATTCAAGTCTATAAATTCTAAATCTTTAATCTTATACATCATTCAATACTCTTAAAAGTTCGCCAATCATCAACGTTTGGCTTTTCATCTTCATCATATGTCCAACCCAATGCCTTCATCATGCGATGCTTGACTAACAAGTTTGGACTGCGAAATCTACCAGTGTCCTCAAAACCCATCATGACACCAACTTCACAAACTGCACCACTACGGCAGATACCTGCATAGCAATGAACAACTACATTCATTCTATTGTCTTTTGCATGTTGTAACAGTCGGACTAATTCGGTTGCTTGTTCCTGACTGCAACGCATTGCCTCGTCAAGAACAACGTCATTCTTTTCCACATCCAAGAATTCAAAATTGTGAATCTCTTTGAACTTGTGAGCGGGCACGGGTCTCCAACTCGCAGGGTCAACGATGCTAATCAGCATACTATTCTCGCCGGCTTCGTGATGGAACCTTTTTGGGATATCATCTGCCGCTACGTTTTCAATCCACATTTTTTATCTCCTATACTAGTATTATACTCCCAAACTTATTTAATGTCAAATTTTAGATATGGGAAAAGGTGTTGTATTTCTACAACACCTTTGGGGGGTCACGTTAGCACTTTAACATGCGTAACGATAGTTCATGATGGTCTTCATCATGACACCTTCTGGAGTGAACTCAGAAGGATCCGCACCTAGCAAACTTGCCATGATGCTTGGGCTAAAGCCAGAGACTAGAGCCGCACCAGACTTGTCTGACTTGACAGGACTGTTACAAGAACTGTTCAAGTTCCAGAACACTACGCTAGGCGCAGTGTAGCCGGCTGCTTCGTACTTGCGTTGGATCATTTCCATTGCAGAATCATCGTGGGTTACACATTGATTAAACTGCATGTCAGAAAGGATCAATAACATCTTAGGCATGTCACTTTCAGGAACAGAGTTCTTGACTGCAACACTTAGGATCTTGTCCATAGCCTTGTGCAAGTTGGTGTCCATTGCCCAGTTGCTTGATACCATTTGGTTGATCTTCTGAACAATATCACCCTTTAGAGTGATCAGTTCAGGAGTACCACTGAAAGTCAAGAATGTGTCCTTGAACGCACCCTTGTTCTTGTCAGCTAGGTATAGACCAAGCGAAACAGAAACGTCCAAACATGTTACAGAACCAGTTCCGCCTGCCGGGCAAGTCATAGAACCAGATACGTCTACCAATGGTAGAATGTTTGCATCGTTCATGTAGTTAGGCAATGCATCCCATTGTGCGGTTACATGATCCAATTCGGTCTTACCCAAAGTAGAACGGCCGTACGCAGAGATTAGACCCTTCAAGACTTCATGAGGGAACACTGCCGAAGCATTGACCTTCACTGTCTTGTCACCACTAACCAACTTAGCCACATATTCAGCGAATGTAGTAGAATGACGGTTGAACGCCTTCTTGTAGATTCGTGATGCCTGTGAAGGCACATGACTGTAGTTGATGTTATCCCAATCATTCGCACACATTTGTGTTTCAACAACCTTAGTCATTGCCACAAGTTGCTTACGATATTGCTTAGGAGTCATTCCGAAGAATTCACGGATTTCACGTGCGACTTCACCCTTACGAGGAGTCCACTTAGCTGCCAAGCCATTCTTTTCACGAAGGGCGTTACCCAACATGGTGTAAGCCTTGGCCTTCATGTCTTGAGTCTTAAAGACAAACAAGTCATCGTAACGACCGATTTCTGGCACCTTTGTCATAAGACGAGTTGCCGATTCAGGATCGGTATTTTCCAAGTGAGTCAAAATGTCACGGAACAGTTGACGTTCACCTGCACCACCACGGACATCACGTGCCCACAATGCCACACGCAATGCTAGATCCTTGTTTTCGACCATAGCGGCAGTGAATTGAGGGATGATGTTCTTACCACGGCTTGCACCGATGTTGTAGAACAGATCAACCACTGAGTTAGCGGTTGACTTACGAGCCTTCATACCGTTTGTAGTACGGGCTTCTTGGTTTGCGACTGCGTTTACAAATGCGTTCATTTTCTTTTCCTTTGTCAGAATGTGTTTTGTTTTCAGATATTGGTTGAAATTTAAATTTGCTGTTAACATTCTATGTCTCTAGCAGGATGACCGTAACGGGTGTTTTTATTTTCTGGTCAGCCTTTCCCCTGTATATCGGTTCAGTTACCTTGACCCTATCAACGATTCACGTTGACTATCTAAACTTGTGTCTGCGTTAGAAACATAGTATGTCTTTCCATGCTGTCGTCTATTCCTTCGGCGTCTAGTTTCCTAGAACAGTATTGCTACTGTGTCCTGCGACCACCTTCTATAGCATTTACGTCAGATTTATTGTTTAATTTGCTGAAATCATCCTAGAAATACAAACAGGTTAGTTGTTGACTGCGTTTTTTATACTTGGACCATCACGCCAAGTTTGCTAGTCCTGCTTCAATAGACCCCCTTCAATGCTAGGCAGTTTTACGTGCTTCGCTCCAGTTGTCTACCACGGTGTCTAGCTATCCATAGTATATGAATATTGCTGTACCTAACCTTTTAATCATTCAATACTTGTATTGTACATGTATTTCGAATTAAAATCAATACTCTTTGGGTATCTTCTTTGTTGCGATTCGTTTTAGGTAGTCTCTACCTACTAAACCTTTTTCGATTTCTTGTAGCGCGGTCACGGTTGGACCTGCTTTAGTAACGAGTTTTGGGTGATG